TGGACATACAGGCAGTATAAAAGCTGTCACATCAACAGACGGATCGGGTACTCCCGTAGCTGTTGCTGAGGTAAAAGATTGGTCTTTGGAAACCACTGCAAACCTAGCAGACGATACTGTTTTGGGTAACGCTTGGACTTCACAGAAGCTGACGACCAAAAGCTGGTCAACGACTTTGAATTGCATCTGGGACAACGAAGACCCAGCTCAAGACGATTTCGTAGAAGGCGGCACAGTTCAGGTTGAGCTTTATCCTTATGGAATTACAAGCGCAAGCGTTTACTGGAAAGGTTTGGCTATAGTCGCATCTGTGAGCAAGAGTGCTGCGGCTGACGGTTTAGTAGAAGCCAGCTTTAACCTTACTGGTATTGGCGCGCTAACACCTGATACTGTAACATAATGGGCTCCTTAATTGACGCGGCGGTTGCTCATTTCAGCAATCAGGAGGTGCGATCAATGGAGGTCCCAGCTTGGGATGTCACAATATTCGCTAAGAATTTGTCTTTGTCAGATAAGGCCAAGTGGCTTGCTAGATCTAAAGACGATACCACGGATTACATGGTTTACGCCGTGATCTATGGTGCCGTCGATGAGAAAGGCGAGCCTTTGTTCGATATTAGCGACAAGCCAAAGCTTCGTAATAATGTTGACCCAGATGTTCTATCGTCTGTCGCAAACTTTGTGCTAAAGCTAGCAGCGGATAGCGAAGAGGAACGCGAAAAAAACTCCTAGATGGTCAAGGAGAGGTCACCGACCTGTACATGATGTACGAACTGGCAGACCACCTTGGCCAACCGTTAGACGTAGTATTGCGAATGACGGTGTCGGAGTTTCAAACTTGGTTTACGTTCCTTAAACTAAAGGCAGACAAGTTAAAGGAAGCTACCAAAAATGTCAGGTAACGTAAACGTCTTTACAGCTACAGCGACGGACAATACAGGTTCGGCGTTTAAAAGCGTCCAAAACAACATCAAAAGAACTAAGCAAGAGAGCGAAAAGCTAAACGGCTCTCTGCGTATCATGCGTGGCGGATTCGGTCAGCTTGGTCATCAGGTCCAGGATGTGGCAGTCCAGCTACAGATGGGCCAGAATCCGCTCATGGTCCTAACCCAACAGGGGGCCCAGGTAGCATCTCTATTCGGTCCTACGGGCGCCATAATCGGTGCTGTTGGTGCCGTTGCTGGCGCATTGGCGGGTGCGCTAATTCCTAAGCTTATGGAAAGCGGGAAAGAAGTAGATAAGCTGCATGAGCAGGTTAAAGACCTATCCAGGCTCATGAAAAGAGACGCCAAGACCGGCGCCGTTGAGTATGCTGGTGCTCTTGCTGAAGTTATGGAGGTTTCTGCGGCAGCAGCTGAAAACATGCGTATGAGGGCGGTAGATGAAGCAACATCTCGATTTTCTGAGCTACGAGAAGAGTTATCTAACACTGTAAAGAGCTTTGGTGATATTAGTACAGCTGGGGTTGCATACAGCGGTACTGTTATTGAGTCCCATCAACTTCTCGGGTTGCAAAAAGACGATTACGACAGGCTAAGTGAAAGCCTGAAATCTTTAGATATGACCACTCATAGCGGCAGAGAAGCCGTGATGGAGATGTTAAACGAGTTGCAAAAGTCTCAAAGGGAAGCGGGGGGAGTTGACGAGAGGTTCAGAGGCCTTACTGACAGGTTCCAGAGCGCCCATGTAGAAATGAGCACTCTTCAGCGAGAACTTAAATATTTCAGTCAGGCAGGAGCTCCTGCAGTAAAAGCAGCTACGGACGATATGACTTCCAGCTTCGATAGCTTTATCGAGAAGCTTACAAGAAGTGTGCAAAAAGCAGAAGGGTTAACGCCCGCACAAATGCTTGGCATACAGCTGCAAAACATGGAGGGGCTCACTCAAGCAGAAAAGGATTTAGCAGCTGCCTTGGTTCGCAGATTGCGTTTGCAAGAGATTGCCGATCAAAAAGGCAAGGACGCGATTCAGGCTCAAAAAGACGCTAAATCAGCTGAAAGAGCGCGCATGAAGAGGGAGGAGGAAATGCTGCGCCAAGTTGGGCTCGAAATAGACGGGCCCGGGCCAGATAAAGAAAGGCTAAAAACAGAGAAGAAACTAGAGAGCATGCGTACAGGGTTCTTGTCCGAACTTGAGCTCATATCTCAGCAAGAGTCTCAAAGACTAACTTTTGTTCAAGGATTAGACGAGTCATTCTTCGATGCCACGCGTACCCGCGAAGACATGATTACTATGATTGAGCGAGATTCTGCACTACAGAGAATGAGAATCGCTGAAGAAGAGCAGGAAAAGAAACAGAAGATAGCGGAAGCTGGTCAGCAAGTCGTATTGCAAGGGTTGCAAATGATGGCTAGCAGCTTCGCTGAAGGCACAGCTGCTCAGAAGACTGCTTTCTTGGCCTACAAGTCTTTCGCCGCAGCAGAGGCTGTCATAAGCGCCGAATTGGCCGCAGCGAAGATGCTTGCTATGGGTGTTGGAATATTCGGTCTCGGCGCCATACCGGCTTCAAACCTAGTCCGAGGCATGGGCTATGCTAGTGCTGCAATCATTATGGCTCAAGCGGTTGCTTCGTTCGAGGGAGGCGGTTTTACCGGTCGCGGCGCTAGATCGGGAGGCCTGGACGGAAAGGGCGGTTTTTTGGGGATGCTACATCCCAACGAAAGAATCACTGATATGCATAACGGTGGCGGCTCAGGGATTACAATCATAAACAATGTAGACGCTACCGGCGCAGGCCCAGAAGTAGACCAGAAGATTCGCACGGCTATGGAGAAAACAAGCAGAACAACCATACAAACGGTCAGGGACCTGGCTGGTAGAGGAAGGTTAGTATGACCCAGTTTATATTCCCCGACATAAGCCCGACATCTAGCACTTGGGAGTTAGTCACAAACACCAGGGTGTTCCGGTCTCCTTTGACTAATGCTGTACAGACAGCGTCCCGTAAGGGCTCTCTGTGGAAGTGTACGATGCAGTACAACAATGTATCGGGCGTTACAAAGGCGACTCTTCAAGCGTTTCTGAGCCGTCTTAACGGGCAAGAGCATAGGATGTTGTTGAAAGACTTTGCTTACTCTAGAAGAGGCGCAGGAGCCGATTCTACTTTGGTCGCTGCAGCAAGTCAGTCAGGCACAGAAGTGTCATTGACAGGCGGCCCTGCAAATGCTCAAGGTTATATGAAGTCTGGTGACTATCTCAGGATAGGTAATGAGTTGCATATGGTTGTCAGCGATTGGGACGCTGGAACCTTAACGGAAACAGACTCTTACAACACGGATGGAAGCGGAAACGTAACGGTAAATATAGCGCCACCGCTTAGGAACACAACAGCTGCGAGCGCGCCGTTCACAAACGCTGATGTTGTACCCCCGGTTCTAGGTGTATTTATTCTGGGAAACAATCCGTCATGGAGCAATGATGTCGGAGGTATTAGTAGCATCACTATAGAAGCTATGGAGGACGTTTTAGCATGAGTAGAGGGTTCTCACCAGCCGTAGCAGATGCGCTTGCTGCAGGGCACGTAAGGCTGCTGTCATTCGCCAAGCTAGAGTTTTCTGGTCAGACGTTATATGTGCATAACGGAATTGGAGAATATACTTTCGATGGTCAGACCTGGCAGGGCTTAGGTGACCTGGCGACAATATCTGCAGTAGAGGAAGGTGTAGACGTTTCTCCTTATTCTATAACACTGACTTTGTCTTTGCTTGACGCTACGCTTGCAGAGCAGGCGCTAGAAGAAAACTACTACATGCGCCCGGTGACAATATATCTCGGAGTGTTAACTGAGGACGATGAATTCGTTCAGGAGCCAAATCCAGCAAATACGCAGAATCCTGTGGCGTTATGGGCTGGTCATATGGACCAGATGGCTGTAAGTGTTGGGTCAGACCAGGGCGACATGATAACCATGACTTGCGAGTCGCAATTGTCATTACTGCAAAGAAGCCGAAATCTAATGTTCACTAATACCTGGCAGCAATCCAGATACAGCGGAGATAAGTTCTTCAACCTTCTGGCGTTTGTAGAAGGGGTAAAGGTCAACTGGAAAGGCAAGGGCAGCGCGATAACGTCGGGCGATATAGACCTTTCCCAGCCGAGGGGACCAGGAAACTATAGGCATTAATATGGCATCGAAATTAGACGTATTGAGAGCTGCCAACAAGTGGAAGAAAAGACGGTTTGACTACGGCGATGCTGATTGCTGTCAGTGGGCAGGATTTGTGGTAAAAGAATTAACCGGCGTAGATTATTTAGAGTCTTTTAACTATCAAGACGAGGCTGCAGCCTATAAAATAATAGAAGGCAATGGGAGCCTGAAGCATACGGTGTCGAGTGTTTTAGGGCCTCCAAGCAAGACGTTAAGCGACGGAGATCCATGCCTAGTAAGAATGTCTACTGGTGACTTGATGGGCATAAAGCTTGGTGACAAGATACTGTGCCTTTGTAAGAACGGTATCATCCAAATAGACAAAGAAAACCTAATATGCGGATGGAATAAATGCCGAATGCAATAATTACAGCAATAATGTTCGTGGGCAATCTGGTTATGACTGCCCTGCCAATTATAGAAGTAGTTTTTGGCATTAGCGGAACGACATTTTTCGTCACCGGCGCGCTAGCGATAACTGCTGGCGTGGTTGGTATGTCAAAGCTTATGGAAATGTCACTTCCTAGGCCAGACTCCAATTATGCCAGGCAAAAAACCGTAAGATCGACAACTGCTCCAGTTAAGCGAGTTTACGGTGAGTCGTTGATATCAGGTCCTGTAGCGTTTATGGGCGTTGGCGGCACGGGAAACCAAGACTTATGGCATGTAATTGCTTTGACGGGTGATAAGTCAGAATCAATCTCAGACATATACTTAGACAACATAATCATCCCTAACGCTGATATAAA